ACAGGAGGCACAGATAAAGAAGACTGTATATCTGTATATGCAGTAGGTCTATAGTCAATAAACTTATCAGAATCTACATAGACGTTAGAAATATATTCAGTAGCAGAAATTTTAATTTTATTTTCTTGTAATTCTCTATCTAAGTTTGTTACTTTAAATAGTTTATCACTCTTTGCACGATAAATATCGCCTTCCGCTTCTATTTCTCCAAAAGTCCATAAATCTCCTTTTGAAGGAGCAGTGTTAGAAGTAAATGCTGTATAGGTATCCCATACTCTAGTTATAGAATTATATCTTTTGATAGGATTTAGTATACCTTGGTCAACACCGGTAGTTACAGCATCTGTAGTAGATAATGCATATTTAGTATTAGATACTATATAGGTATCTATTCTATCTGAAGCTAATTTTACTACTCTAAGCACTAAAGGACCGGTATTAGCATTAAAATTAATAGCATTAAGTGATGGAACAGTAAAATGTTCAATAAATACATTAGTATTACTTGATTGAACAGGAGAGTCTGCTCTAATTTTGCCACCATAACCGTAGGCTACACCGCTTGACTGCTGTGATACAGCAATAACATCTCCTGGTACTAACTGTAAAGCATCCGTACTAGTATTAAAAGTAGTAGTTCTTCTCAAATATCTAGAAGAAGCTATTTGATACTGTGCATACCTAAGTGCTTGTCCACGTCTAGTAATACCTGGTATGTCTAAAGATTCTATATTTTCTATCTCAGTTTTGCTGATACCATCATTACTGCCTAATTGATCTATACGTACAGTTTCACGTTTATAGTGATTACCAGGGTCAATATAACTAACATCAACTCCTGTTAGTACTTCACTTTCTTTATTACCTGAAATAATGAAACTGCCATCTTCTATATTTGCTTCATTAAATACCATAACAGGAGTTTCATCAGGTAAGTCACAAGCTAATGTAATTTTACCGTGTGCATAAATTATAGCTCCACGAAAACTGGAAGCTAAAGCATTAAGAGTATCAAAAGCTGCTTTTTGATCCGCAATAACAGTATTTAGTGTAAATCTTCTTTCTCTAATTTTTGTGCCCTGTGATATACCTAATTGATTTTCTCTTGAACTTGTAAAAGTATTTCTAGGTTTACTTCTAAAAGTACCATCGGCTATACCATCTACTCCAACAAAATTACCAGTAGCATAATCACAGGCATCACAGAATTGTGCTATCTGATAAAATCTATATTTATCAATAGTAGTATCAGGAATACCTAGACCATAAGTTTTATTAGTTAATATGTCAAATATAATCCATACAGGATTCTGAGACCAAGAATATACAAAAGTACCATCCCAAGTACCTCGATAAATATTAATAGTAGCACTAGTCTGAACTACAGATCCTGTTTGTTGCATATAATAACCAGCAGTTTGAGGACTATTAGCACCTGTAGCAGGGCACTCTATCATTCTCCAGTCTATTTCTCCACTAGCTAAAGTAGGTTGATTATAGTTTGAAGGAACTTTATGTACTAGTCCTTTTACTAAACTAGTAAAAGTAGGAATACCATTATGCTCATCAGTAGCTTTTAAAGCAAAACCAATATGAGCAGTTCTAGGATAAGCTTGAGGAGAGTTTTCAATCTCATTCCATGCAAGTAATTTTACATCATCAGTCACACCTGAACTAGTAGAATCAGATGAGGTTTTTCTTACTGAAAACTTATAACCATTGGTATTCTTACTAGCTTCTGGTATTTGAATTTTTATAGTAAATTTATAAGCAACAGTTGTTTTTCCTGATACACCACGAGACCCCGTAGCAATTATAGTAGAGCCTGTATGATCAAATACATCAATAGCTACAGATAAACTGTGACTTAATATATCACCTTTATCAGTAATTTTTTGTAAAGATCCTATCTGAAACATAAAATCTAAAGCATCCCAGTCTTTAGAAGATGTTTCTTGTAGAGTAACTCCAGATGCAGGTATACCTGAACTACCACTTTTTAAACTAACAGGTGATGCAAAGTTTTGAGGAGTAGTGGTAGTTTCGCCAAATACATCTAATCTATTTTGTACAGTAGTACCTGTGGTAGATAAAGTTTTAAATTTCTGTTGATTCTCAAGACCGTCACCATCTAAATTTACTAGATCATCAATAGAACCATCGCCTAACTCAATATCTTGAGGTCCATTAGGATTTATTCTATATACTGGCCCTTCTCCTAAACCTACTACTACAAAAAGAATATCAGTAGAAAATAGACTTTGAGGATGTTCTACGGGAGTGTGAGGTTCGCTTTGTGAACCACCCTTACCACCGCCTTTTGCACCTTTAATTTGTGGGACAAGGGTATTATCATAATTTACAAAATGTTTATTCGCCATCAAACTGACCTCCCACACTAATTGGATCACCACTACCATGAGAGATAGAACTTATATATCCACTTAAAAATTGACCACTTACTCTGTGTTCTCCATATATTAATGCTATAGGAGTACCACTAGAAGAACTATTAGTTAAACTACCAAACATACCATTATCTCTCACACTAGATTCAGTTGTTTTTTGNNCCTCCTGCTGCGCCTCCTATTCCTCCAAGTGCTGCAAATCCAGCACCACCGGTAGCCATACCAAATGCCACAATAGCAAATACAGCAAACATCTTACTAGCTTTACCACCTGCCCCTGAAATAGTAGGAACTAAATGTACTGTCTCACCATCTTTAAAATGTTTAATTAATAGCATATCAGCAGTAATTTGATTTAAATCTTTATCAAGCAAAGAAAATGACTCATTTGCTTCATCAGAGTTTACTTCTACCATGTATTTAGCAAATTTAGGATGTACACCTTTAAGATAGTCTATAACATCTGAAGCTACATTAGCATCAAAAGAATATACTTTTTGATCAAAGAATTTATTATATGCTGAGTGTACTTTAAGATTAATTAACAAGATGTTCTTCCTTAAACTCATCAAATATGAGTGCGTCTACGTTATGGTCTAACCAGTATATATAAAACTTATTATCAAACCCTACTAAGAATCTATATTCTTGAAAAGCTGCGCTGACTTTATCTTCTTTACTTGGAATGGGGTTTTCGTCACCAGGATGTGAGTGAAAAATACCCCATATATTTTCATCATGTCTAACTAAATCTGCTGGATCTAGTATAAAACTATCTTTAGGAGCTGGAGATATATTTGCACAAGGTATGTAAGTAAAATCTTTAGTAACAATACCTACACACTCTCTAGGATAATCTAACATAGAGTGTGCATTCATATCTTCTTTTAACTTTATAAATCTTTCCATCTATACACCCCCGTAGTATATTGTTTATAATAATTTCCATAGGGAGCTACCCAACTAGTATGATCAATCATTGTTTGTAGTATCCTATTTCTATCAACATATAGAGCACAATGATTTGTTACATTAGTAGCTCCTAAACTCATAGTTATAAGATCATAAAGTTTAGGTTCTCCCCTAATCTTTCTCCAACCATAAGTTGCAGTATTAGCACCGCCTTCTTCAAAATACCGTGTATGAGTCTTACTATACCAATCTTCATCAATAATTTTACAAAAATGATCACTAGTATACGGTATGTCTATGTTTAATTCATTTAGATACACTAATTTACAGAGATTAAAACAATCAATCCCTGTCTCAGCATTATTACCTAAATGTAAGTATGGAAAATCTTTGTATTTATTATACCAAGTTGTCATGTCTATAAATCGAATGTATATTCTCTACCCAATAGTCTGATAGAGTTTCCACACGCGAAATTCCCCCTTCTTCGATGTGTAGCATTTTGGATGGCATTAAATACATTCCAAAATGTATTACTAAATTTGTTTTTTCTGACTTAAATGCTATTACATCATAATCTTTAGCGTTTGTCAAACTTACTTTTTTAGCACATTGAGCTGCCCAATTATCTATACTAGTTGTAGTAAATTCTTTAATCCAATGCTTAGATAGGGGATAATCAGGCAAAGAAAATTCTAAATTCAATTCGTTGTAATAAAAACTTTTAATTAGTGTTATACAATTTACACTATCATAAGAATGTGGTAGACTTATATACTTTCGTACCATGAGGCAAACTCCGGAAAAGTTTCAACAAATGATTCATTACGTAGCTTATCTACTCTTTCAGTTTCTTGTTTAAAAGCTAATAGCTGACTACTTTCATCTGCGCTGGTCATATAACTTAGCCAATTTTTTATTTGTTCTAAGTCATGTGATGTTAAAATTGGTCTATACTCTTTTATAAATTTTTTATATATATTAAGTACTTGTTGTTTAGACTCTTTAGGTAAACATGTAACTTTTTGGTATGAAGGTTCTATCTGAGTTGACCCATAAAAATCAAAACCATTACGCTTACACCATATAATAAGATCAGGCATAGAAGTTATACTATATATATTTATAACACAACTAACTGTTTGTATATGTTCTTTAAACATAATAGCATGTTTTTCGAATTTAGTCCAGGATAATCCTTTTCTAGCATACTCTACTCGGCTTCCATATCCTTCAATACTAGGCCATATAGACACTTTTTTAAAATTAGACCATAGCTGGGTAAGATCATATTTTTTAAATTTAGAATAACTTAAGTTTGTATTATAACTAACATGTATATTTTTAGCGTAACCCGATTCAATTAGTAGAGTAAGCATTTTGTAATGACCCTCTTGTACAAAAGGTTCACCTCCTGCAAAATATATTTCTTCTAGATTAGGTATATATTGCGGTACATCTTTCCAAAAATCTTCATTATCAGTAAAATAATCTATGGTCTTAGACCATTTAGGATCGTCACTATCTTTGTACCAACTAGTAGAGGCATAAGGTCCACACATTCTGCATTTAAAATTGCATAGATTACCGAATCTAATATCTAAATATGCAGGAGTTACATCTAGGCTACCATCACTATTAGTTTTATCTTGTAGATGAGCATAGTGATTAAAACGATCATTAGCAGTGATTCTATTACTTCCACTACCTTGTTTTTCTTTATCATAACAAGCATGTACACATTCAGTAGGTATTTTATTTTTTAAAAAATTTATACGAGCTTGTTTATAGTCTTCACTATTCCAAATCTCGCCCAAAGACTGTTTATAAGTACCCATGACTCTTGTTCCAGGCGCATACTCAGCGTGGCAGCATATATAAAAATTACCGCTCAAACTACCAAAAATATGCATCCAAGGAAGTATACAACCTGTTATATTATTGCTTGGGAATTGTTCGTCCTGTTGCAGGGAAGCCTCCAAAATGTATTCCATTATTTCTAAGAGTGCAGGCTAAGATATTTTTACCACATATATCACCTTCTGGACCTGAAGCAGTTGTATTATCTACTCCTATAGGATTTGTATTAGCAGTAAGAGAAGTCCCAGGTATAGTACCACCTGCAGGTCCAGGATACTGACACTCTTCACCTTTATACTGCCATTGACAAGTATTTTTATAGTATTTACGTCTAGGAGTTACTTGTTTAAAATACTGTAACCATGTTACTAGTCCGAATCTTGCAGTATCATCTCCTAAAGACTCTAACTGATCTATCTTGAATCTATCTTCAATATATGACTCAGTATCTACATCAGCGTTAATTACATAAATAGGATCACCTACAGTAGTATTTGCTTCTAGTGGATTAGATAAGAATAAAAATCTATTTTCTTCTATTGTTTGAATAGTACCAGAAGTAGAACCTTTTATAGATTTTACACTATCCCCTACTCTATAGGGCATAGCATTATATACTTCAATAACATTACCAGTGATATATTTAGCAGCACTATGTTCAGGCCAAACATCTAAAAAATTAGCAAAAGTAGTTTTAATATTTACTACAGCACCTTGCAAATCTCTAGAGTCAGTTTTAAGTTCTCTCCAATCACCCTCTTTACTACCTGTTTGAATAACAGTTTGTTCATAATTCCAAGAAGCATTAGATTGTCCATAGTATCCTACAATAGAGCTATCATAAACAAAACCATTAGCCCTTGCTCTAGTTAGAGTATCAAAAGCTATTTCTCCTACATTTCCTACCTCTGCAGGACTAAAGTTAATAGTCCTAGGATCTATACCATTACAAGGTACTCCGTTAACATTAGCTACACATGCCCATGTTGTATTATTACCTACAATAAAAGGGTCTTCTACTAAAGCAGAAATAAGATTATCTACATTAAAAACAGTTAATGTAAGTTCATTAATTTTACCATCAGTACCTTGACTAAGACTAGAAATATCTACAGGAAAAGGTATATAAGAATCTCCATCATATGTTACATTATAGTGCAAATCAGATATTAAATCACCTGCTACATCTGCAAATTTTAAAGGAAAATTAACAGGCCATGCTCTACCTTCTCC